AAGCAAATTAAGGGTGGTTTAGAACGGTTCAGGTCTAATACTAAAAAGTTAATAGACAAGGACTATGCTTCAGCCACAGTTTTCGGTTCGTCATCAATAGAAACCCTTTTGCCCTATTTAGTAAAATATATTGAAGAAAAGAAAGAGGAAAGAAAGAAGGTAGCAGTAAAAGGTGCAGCTCATCTCATGCATTTATTACCTTATTTACTTTCTCTAGATTCAGAAGTGCAAGCAGCTATAACTGCCAAAATAACTTTTGATAAAATATTCTCTCCTCGCAAAGACAATAGCAAGGTAGCAAACGTAGTACAGGCTATCGGGTCAGCTTTAGAGGCTGAGTGCCAGATGAGATACTATGAATCCAGTGCTCCAGGGCTTTTTGAGACATTAAAAAAGAATTATTGGCATCAAGCAAAAGGTACAGCTTATAAAGCTAAATCCATGACAACCTTGATGAATAAACACGAAGACTTAGAGCAATGGAAACCTTGGAACAGGATTGAACGTATCAAAGTCGGTACATGGTTTTTAGATTGTCTTATGGAATCATCTGAATGGTTTGTAAGAGAAGTTTCTATGAACAGAGGTAAGAAACAACAGTTTGTTGTTCCTACAGAAAAGTTCCATAAAAACAAAGAAGAAATAATAAGGTTAGCTGAATTATTTAGCCCATTAGCGTGGCCGATGCTCATTGAACCAAGAGACTGGTCATGTGTACATGATGGTGGGTATTATCTAAACGATTTAACTAAATGCCATGAAATGGTCAGAAGGGGGGTACCCCTATGTAGACAGGGGGAAACTGCCTATCAATTCCTTAATCAAATACAGAAGGTTAAATACTGTTTAAACCCATTCATAGTAATGGTTGCGGAAGACCTAGAGGAAAGAGAAATAGAGGTAGGAAAATTTCGTCCTGTCATCAATCATCCTGACCCTCCTAAACCTAGTGACATTGATATCAATGAAGACAATAGGAAACAATGGAGAAAGGATAAAGCAATCATACGTAATAAAAATGCAAATGAATGGAGGATTTCTTGTAGAACTAGGATGACAATGAATTGTGTCAGAGAGTTTAAAGACAAGGACTACTACATACCATGGTCATTTGATTATCGCGGACGAGCTTACCCTATACCTAGCTTTTTAACCCCACAGGATACAGACTTTGGAAAAAGTTTAATTAGGTTTGCTGATGAAGCACCTATAACTGAGGACGGGATGAAGTGGTTAGCTTTTCAAGTATCTACTACTTATGGTCTTGATAAAGCGACTATGGAGGAGCGACTTGAATGGGTTGCTAAAGCAGAGAATATACAATTAATTATTAGAGTTGCTACAGATCCAATTAATAATATTGGAGACTGGGAAGCAGCTGATGAACCTTGGCAGTTTCTAGCTGCGTGTAAGGAATACTATGACGTAGTTATGACTGGTAAGGAGACTACTGGTCTACCAGTGGCAACTGATGCTACATGCTCAGGTCTACAGATACTGGCTGGTCTAGCAAGGGATAAGTCCACAGCTTGTTTGGTCAATGTAATGCCAAGCAACAAACCTCAAGATGCATATCAAGTGATAGCTGATACGAGTAGAAAGGATATACCTGAAAGGTTACGTCCCTATTGGGATAGAAAAAAGACTAAGCGTTGTGTGATGACTATTCCATACAACGCTAAACCTTTCAGTAATAGACAGTATATTCGTGATGCTTTTGATGATATAGATATTGAGGTAGATAAAGATGAGCTAACTCAAATAGTTAATGCAGTACGAGATGCCATGGAGCTAGTCGTACCAGGACCTATGAAGGTTATGCGATGGATAGAGACAGAAGTATCTAATGCTATAAAAGAGGGAGCTAAGTCAATTTCATGGACGACTCCATCTGATTTTACAGTTAATCAAAGACTGATGAAATACGACTATAAGAATGTTGAACTACAGTTAATGGGTCGTTGTCGTATAAAAGTTATAGATGGTGAGAAGGGCGTAGACCTTAGACATCACAAGAATGCTACAGCACCAAACTTAATCCACTCATTGGATGCCAGCTTGTTACATCTAAGTGCTACTAAATTTAATGCACCTATAGCTTTAATACATGATTCAGTTCTATGCAGAGCTACAGATATGACCAACCTATCCACGTTAGTACGAGACACATACATGCACCTGTTTGCGGAGCATGATTTTTTAAAAGACTTTGCTAAAGCAATTAATGCAAAGACTGAACCACCGATCATTGGAGACTTACAACCAGAATCCGTGATTGAATCCACTTATTTTTTCTGTTAATGAAAAACATACACGTAACAAAAGATCCTGTAACCCTTGAAGGTTATCAGGCGATATTAAGACCAAGTAAATTTGGTTATTCACTTAAGGCTGTTGTCGGTCAGGAGATAGTTGATGCTCTTGAAACTGAGAGAGCTGACTGTCTTAAATGGGCAGAGTCAAAGTTAAAGAATCCAAAGAGGTCAACACTTAGACCTGAACCTTGGGAAGAAGTAGCTGATGGGAAATATATTATTAAGTTCTCATGGGCTGATGATAAGAAACCACCTGTTGTCGATACAGAAGGTACACCAATAACAAATGAGGACACACCTGTTTATGAAGGTTCCAAGGTAAAAATTGGATTCCATCAGAAACCTTACATACTTAGAGATGGCGTTACTTATGGAACATCGCTTAAGTTGTCTGGTGTACAGATTGTCTCTATTCAATCAGGAGCTGGTGTAGATACAGGAGATTTAGATGAAGGCGGTGTTGCTGAACTATTTGGTAAGACACAAGGCTTTAAAACTGATGACCCTAACGTCACACCTTCAGAAGAAGTTACTGTAGATGATGACTTCTAATGTTCAAATCAGGATTAGAGGAAAAAGTCTCTGATCTTTTATGTGAGTTGGGTGTTGATTATGAATATGAGGGACAAAGTTTTCCTTATACTATTCAGCACCTATACACGCCTGACTTTATTCTCCCAAACGGAGTTATCTTAGAAACGAAAGGATATTGGCGACCTGAAGACCGCCGTAAAATTCGACAAGTAATAACTGAGAATCCAGATATAGACTTAAGAATTGTCTTTCAAGACCCATATAAAAAGATTAGTAAACGCTCCAAAACAACGTACGCCAAATGGTGTTCTCGTTACGGAATTAAATGGTGTGCTTATCACGCCATACCTATTGATTGGTTGAAATGACCGAAAGCGAATTTATACGACACGAACCATGCAGTAAATGTGGATCATCCGATGCTAATGGCATATACACGGATGGTCACAGCTACTGCTTTAGTTGCCAAACCTATACAGAAGGCAACGACACACAACACACTCATCAAATGCAAAGCAATGTTAGTTTTAAAGGATCAGCCCAAAGGCTGCAAAAACGAGGAATTAGCGAAAAAACCTGCGAAAAATACAAAATCTACAGGGATGACACACACTTACGCTTCCCTTATTTCGACAGTTCTGGACGAATATGTGGATTTAAAACAAAAGACAAGTTAAAGAAATTTAAATATGAAGGAGTTTCCACTGACACCTTATTTGGTCAGCATTTATTCCCTAGTACTGGTAAACGTATTGTTATTACTGAAGGTGAATTAGATGCTGCGAGCTGTTATGAGGCTATGGAGAACTGGCCGATGGTCTCGCTACCTCATGGGGCAGCGTCAGCCAAAAAAGATCTTCAGAAACAAATACCTTTATTACAAGGATATGAGGAGATCGTCTTATTCTTCGATAACGATGAAGCAGGAAGGAGAGCAACCGAACAGGCAGCAACCATCCTCCCTTTGGGTAAAGTTAAGATCGCAAGACTTGAACAATACAAAGATGCATCAGATGCCTTACAAGCGAACGATAAAGACGCTATTAGAAGAGCTATCTGGGATGCTAAAGAATATCAACCCGATGGGATAGTAGATGGGAAGTCATTACTAGAGCAAGTAACTACTCCAAGCCCACCCTGTAATCACGAATATCCCTTTCCTGGACTACAGTTTATGACTCATGGCATACGCTATGGAGAACTTACAACTATTACAGCTGGTACTGGGCAAGGTAAATCTACATTCTGTAGACAACTTGCAACAGAGTTATTAAATACAGGAACTAAAGTCGGGTACATCGCATTAGAAGAATCTAACAGGCGAACAGCTTTAGGACTTATGTCGGTAGCTGTGGGTAAAGCCCTGCACCTTGGCGAACATGAATATACCACCTTAAAAGATGCTTATGATTCCACTATCTCTGGTTGGAACCTTTATTTATACGACCATTTTGGTAGTTTATCTGCGGATATTATCTACAGTCGTATTGAATATATGGCTCTGGGCTTAGATATAAAAGTAATCTTCCTTGACCACCTATCCATATTACTTAGTGGATTAGATGGAGATGAAAGAAGAATGATAGATCAAACCATGACTAACTTAAGGAGTCTGGTTGAACGTACAGGAATTAAATTATTTTTAGTTTCTCACTTAAGAAGAGCGCAAGGAGATAAAGCAATAGAAGACGGACAGAAAGTCTCAATTGGAATGTTAAGAGGATCAGCCTCTATTAGCCAATTGTCTGACACAGTTTTAGCTCTAGAACGCGATCAGCAGAACCCCGATGATGTCTCAACATTAAGAGTTTTAAAAAATAGATACTCAGGTGAGACAGGTGTGGCTGCTCAATTGAAATACAACAAAACCACCTGTAAATTCAATGAAACTACGGACCCAATTTTCAATCCCAGCACAGACTTCTGAGCTGAAGAAACCAAACCCACCTACAAAAGAAGCAAAAAAGAAAGCAAAGTTTAAAGATAAAACATATGTCGGAAAAACAAATGCTGGTATTTGATTGCGAAACTAACGGACTATTACATGACGTTTCTGAGATACATTGCATCGCCATATACGACTCCCAAAAGGAAAAGACGTTCGTATTTAATAATCAAGGTAATGACTGCTACCCGATCACGGAGGCTTTGCATTGGCTCACCAGTGCTGATGTCATTATTGGTCATAACATTATTGGCTACGATATACCTGTTCTTCGGGAAACTTATTCTTGGTTTCAGCCTTGTAATAATATTGTCGATACTCTTGTCTTATCTAGGTTATATCATCCAAACATGATGGAGATAGATAAGCGAAGAAACATAGAAAGGATGCCATTACAACTATATGGAAGACATTCTTTAGAAGCTTATGGATACCGCCTTGGTGAATATAAAGGTGAGTTTGGTAAAACAAGTGACTGGAAAGAATGGTCACAAGAAATGCAAGATTATTGCGTACAAGACGTACAAGTAACAACTAAATTATGCGAACACTTCCGCCCCTTGATGACTCGTGTAAATTAGAACATCGAGTCGCACAAATATTAACTGAACAAGAAATACATGGATGGCAATTTAATGAACAAAAAGCTCTCGAACTTGAGTCATCTCTCAGAAGCGAGATGGAAGAAACTCAAGCAATACTTCGAGGACAATTCCCTTTCGTTGCAGGATCGTTGTTCACTCCTAAACGAGATAACGCAACACAAGGATATAGAGAAGGATGTGAAATACAACGAATAAAGGAGTTTAACCCAACATCACGAGACCACATAGCATGGATTCTGAAGACTCATTTCAAAGTCAAATTGAGCAAGACCACTACGACTGGGAAACCAATTATAGACGAGATTACATTGATGGAGATAGATATTCCCTTCTCCAAACTATGTGCGAAATGTTTGACGATAAAGAAGAAGCTTGGAATGATATCCGAAGGCGTGAACGCATGGAACAGGCTTGTTACGACTAAAGGTCGTATACATCATCACTGCTCGGTTAGTACGAACACATTTAGATGTGCTCATCGTAAACCGAACTTAGCGCAAGTACCTGCTGACAAAGAATTTAGAGAATTATTTACAGCAAGTAATGGAAGAGTAATGGTAGGTGCTGACCTATCTGGAATAGAGCTACGAATGTTGGCTCATTACTTAGGTAGATATGACGGAGGTCGATATGCCGACATATTACTCAATGATGATATTCATCAAGTTAACGCAGACAAAATAGGAATCACTCGCCGACAAGTTAAGACTGTCACTTATGCCTTCTTGTATGGAGCGGGTAATGAAAAAATTGGAACCTCTTATGATAACACCCTCAAACCCAATGAAGCTAAAAAGAAAGGCAAGGAAATTAGAGAAGCGTTTGTTTCTGCAATCGAAGGTCTCGCTGACTTATTGGGAGCGGTTTCAACTAAGTCTACTAACGGGTGGCTCATAGCAATTGACGGACGAAGAGTCTTAGTTGATAGCCCACACAAAGCTTTAAATTACCTTCTTCAATGTTCTGCCGGAATTGTGGCAAAGCGTTGGATGGTTATAGCTAATGATGGTACTAAACACCATCAACACACTCATCAATTGGCATTCGTGCATGACGAGCTGCAATATGAAACAACTCCAGATGGAGCTGAAATATTGTCTAGCATATTAGAAGAGTCAGCAAGATTGGCAGGAGAATATTACAACTTAAGATGTCCAATAGCAGCAGAGTCAAAGACTGGACTGAATTGGGCAGAAGTACATTAGTTTATGAAATTAT